AAAAGGATAAACCGTATGTTTTAAAGCTGCAGGGAAGAATAACATTTTTCCTTCTGCTGTTTTATCTAAGTGATAGTAGTGAGGAAGATTACGTCCCAAAGTATCTGTATAATAAAAAGCAAAAGAAGAAGCTAAACGATTATTAGACTCCTTTATAAAAGGAAGCTCGTGCTCTTTTCTAAAGTCTGTAGGGATTTGCATAAAGATCACAAAAGAATAAACCCCTTTATGATCATGGACTGGATTAAATTCATATCGTTTTTGAAAGTTACACCATAAAGATTCTAAAACATATTTATGATTCTTAGTTAAGAGAGCAGGAACAGTAGTGTGGGGCTCAAATTCTTTTTCATAGGTTACAATACTTGGACCTACGGTAGAGTTAAAAAACCAATCATCTTTATCTTTCAATAAGTGAGAACGAGTTATGTTGCCGGCTAAGTTTTTATTATATCTTTCTTTATCAGCGTTAGCGACATAAGTATTTAAACCTTTCATGATATCCTCTGGGAGTTCTATTTCTAGCCAACCAGAATTAGGGGGAGCTACCTTCATACATTTCATGTTTTAAAGTTCCAAAAGTTAGAGTTAAAAGAAATAATTATTTTAGCTTTTACTCCTGTGTTACGAGGAGACTGATGAATAATCTGAGCTGGGAAAGTCAAAAGTTGTCCTTCCTTCATAGGAACCAGATAAGTTTGATCGAGAATAGGATCGTATAACTGAGTATCAGTTTGGGGTCCCCCTGCCTGGACGTAATAAACATTGGTCCAATTACTTTCAGGATGGACATGCCACGTATGATAATCGCCAGGGTTATATTTTTGAAACCACCCATTAGTTATATGCCATTCCGTTAGTTTTAATTTCTTACACATAGCGTCCATATGGTCTGGAACTAATTTATAAAAATAATCTAAGTATTTTCTTTTACTCTTTTTAGGTAATTTCCAATCTGATTTACTAATGAACTCATGAGAAGTCTTACGTTCCGTAGCTTTTATCTCATCTATATACTTTAGGATTTTGGGATTATGTTTTTCATAATCCTTTATCTCAGATAAAAACATATAGGTTTGAATATGTTTATGCATCATAGAACTAAGTGAGTCTTTCTAAAATCAGTTCCCATAGAACCTCTCATAAAAGTATTAAAGGATAAAGAAACACGATCTTCTTTAGTAAGGTTAGGTTCTACCGAATGAGGTAGATAAGAAGGAAAGAATAAAGAACAATATTGAAAAGGTTCTATACTAAAATCACTACAGTTCAGCATATCTATTTGTTTATATTCATGTTCGAAACCACCAGTAATAGCCTGGGGTCTATCAAAAAAAATCTTTGGATTATTTTTAGTAAAATAATATGTACCTGAAAAGATACTGTTGGCATGCCAGTGACGATGATGGAAGCTGCCTGGGGGATTATAGTTTACCCAGCTTTGAGTAATACAAAATTTAGTAGTCTCTTTTATCTTTAATAACTCATGAGCATAATTAAAAAGCATTTCCTCAAGAGCCTTTTTAAGACTCGATAATTCTTTACTGTTTAAAACATAACCATTAACAGAGCTATAATTATTACCTGTATTAGTACGTCTTTTTAAATTATTTATAAAACTCATTTCTTTTTTAGTAGGGGTATAAATTTTGTTAGCCTGTAATACCGGGGTAGGAAATAAAGGATATACTCCATTATCTTTAGGGTCTCTTTTCATTAATAAATTATCCTCTCAGTTTTAGATTGGTTTTTAGTATGAATTAATTTAAGCATTTCTTTATGAGATATCCTTAAACAGTTCTCTTCCCAGTCTTTGGTCCTTTTTAATTCAGCGCTTATCCAACCCCTTTGGCTGTAGGAGTATAGTCTTGCCTCCTCTTCATAACGTGATTTGGTATATAAGTCGAGCCCTGAAATTAAATTAATGAAAGAAAGAGGTCCAAACATCTTTAATCTGTAAGTGAAATCCCTGTCTCTAGGTAGTCTCACTTGCCAACGCGGTAGCATTTCTTTTAAAAAATCTGTTTGCTTTATTTCTTTTTTCCAGAAAGGTTCTGTTCGTTGAGTAAGATAATGCATCTGAGTATAAGATAAAATATTATCCATTAAGTCAGTATAGTCCTCATTAACAGATTTTATATCTTTGCCTGGCAACGCATTAATAAGAGAATTAGTTTGTAATAAAGTAAGCATGACATTTAAACCTTCTAGGGGTTCTAGTAAAGAACCACTCTGACCTAATAAGATTATATTGCCGTACCACATTTTATCAAAACAACCCACAGGGTATCTATTAGACTTAGCTTTATAATCAATTGGATGTTTATATATTTCTTCCAATAACTTATGTATGTCCGGTCCATTTTTACATTGAAGATCATGATTATAAGTAAAACCATTTGTGGTTTTACCATACAAAGGCGCACGCCATAGGTATCCAATATCTATTGCTTTATAAAAAGTAAATAAATTATATTCTTCCATTGCAGGGGTTTCAAAATAAATATGACTTGAAGCTGGAGTATGTGGTTCCCAACTCTTCCATTTAAAATCTATAAAAGAAGATAGAAGCCTACGTGGACCAGTATTATCAATCCACCAGTCAGACATATAATAGTTTCCATTACTACAGTGGAGTTTTTTAATGTGTTGTTGGTTATCTAATTCTACTCGAGTGTATACATCTGTTGTCATTGTACAGCCATTGAGCTCACACAATTCTAATAGATAATCTCTAAACTTAGCTGTATCGAATGTATAAGACATGGGGAAATTATCTTGTATCAATGGAATATCTCCATCATAAAAATGATTAGGAGCTAACCATTTATTTTTAAGTTGTTTATAACCTAAGATATATCCTTGGAAGCAATGATATTCATTATGGGAATAGAATAAGGGATAAGAACCTAAGTGATTTGGAAAATCTGTTTTACCGAAACCACTGTAATAGGAGCCAATAGTATAAGTAGCATCTGTCTTAACCATGAAGTCATGCTCATTAATATTAAGTCTTGTTAGAAATTGTTCTTTAAACATATAGCCAGAACTTTGGGATGGGGTACGACATTCCCATTCTTTAAATACATCTAGAACTTTAACATTCTTAGTAGGAAAATTTTGCTTCAATAATAAAGCAGCCATTAAACCCTCTATTTCAGTTCCAACAATAGTTATGATATCTGTATCATCATCATTAAATCTCATTAATATGTTGCCTTCCAACTTCCTAAATTACTAATCCTATTTTTTTCAGGAATAGGAAATGAACCTGCCTTAATTTCAGAAAAGAAAAAGGTTTGAATTATTCTATTTTTATCGGTGGAACCATAACCATCAGAAGCATGAAAATTAGATGAATCAAATATAACAGCTCTGTTGGGACGGAAAGGGATTTTCATACTTAACTCATAAGAAGAATTATGTTCAGCTAACATTTGATTATATAGTCGTGGGTCTACTTTTTCTCCTTTCTCTAGTTTATATCTTATGTCTACATACCGAATCATATCTGGAGTTGGAGATTTTTTAAATTTAAAAAAACTTGTTCCTTCATCTTCCTCTCCTTGAACATAAAACAAACAGCTTAACATGTTATCATCATCGCTATGAATAAAACCATTCTTATTATATTCCACTCCATAAGGAGATATCTTTTCAAACTTAGTTAAACATTGATACTCTACATCCCGTATCTGAAACCGGTTATAGAATAAAGATAAGATTTTTTCTGTAGAATATCTAAAATAATCTGGCTGCGTTTCATGGAGAGGTTGTGTAACCAATGCAGGCATTGTATAATTTTTATTCCATGTATTGTTGTGAACATAGTATCTTTCTCTTGGAGTATAGGGAAGACTCTTAGCTAACTTTAATACATAGTCAAAATTATCAAAAAAATTATCTACAATGGTAATAGGAAAATACATTAATAACTCTCTCCCCAGGGCTTATCAAAAGACCAGTTCCACGCTAATGTAACCCTTTTTCCAGAGCCTTTTACTGGATCAACCCAATGTTGAACATAGGAAGGAATGGTAATAATCATGCCTCTTTGGGCTGTAAATTGTCGAGCATAATTAGCTTGTTTATTGTCAGAGTCTATATTTAATTGAGAATCTCCAAAATATAAAACACTGGCAAAATCTGTGCCTAAATGGTCATGTCTTTTTACAAAGTCTGTCTTGGTTAAAATATTTCCCCATGAATTAGCTATATGAATTTTATACATTCTAGTTTTTTTATTCATATCCTCATAAAACAAACTGTCTTGAGACCATCTAAAAAACATACTTTCTATAAACTTTTTAAAATCAGGGTCATTATTAAAAAAGTTAAAGGTTGTCATTTTACCTTTAACATTAGTTAAATAATTATTATTGTTTTTCTCGGGTTGTTTTTCAATACCAGTAATAATTTTTTTCTCTAAAACCTTTAGAAGCTCTTCTTCATGAGCCATATTAGTCTCAGTAATTGGGGCGTTTAGGGTATAGTTAATTCTAGTTACTTTCGTGCGAAACATAAATCCTTTCAGGGGATTTATAACATAAGAGTGTTAGAAGTCAATTTGATCTAGATCAAATTACCATTGAGGATCGCAAAGAACCCAAGATAAAGTATCTTCATCCCAGCCATATTTTTGGCCGTCAGATGGATAAGGAGTAGGTGGGTCCCATTGCCACGTAGTAGTATTTAAAGTGTAACTAGGCCACGCGAAATGTGGTTGTTTAGGTAAAATAATCTTATCATTGGCACGATCATAAGTTCCACCAACGCTAGGTTCATTAACTCTAGAATCTTTATACATTACATATAAATTTGTATCAGTTCCAGGTCCGTAGATTTCTAATATACGTGCAGAACATTTAGCGTCACTTGGAGTACCACCATCATCTACATCCGATGAATCTAATCCTATGACGTTTATAATGTTATCACTACCATCTAAAACTGCTATTGGTGTTGTTGCCATTATGCCTCCGAATCAAATCTAACGATTACTATTCCACTGCCACCATTACTTCCACTAGGAGAGTCAGCTGATCCTCCGCCGCCACCACCTAAGTTAGCTGGCGCAGGAGAAATTCCTCCACCCATTCCTGAAGAACCATTAGCTCCACCACCTTGGCCACCACTGCCGCCACCGCCGGTTTGGTTTCCACCACCGCCGCCTCCAGCGTACCAAGTGTTCGTTCCTGAAATATCGTTTTGTCTTCCTTGTCCAGCGCCAGGAGTTGATCCCCCACCACCGGCTCCGCCGCCACCGCCAGCTCTTTCCATGCTGCCGCCACCGCCAGAATTTCCATAACCGATTCCGGCTCCGGAATTTGAATTTTGTGCTGATGCTGATCCACCACCTCTTGCTCCTCCACCTGAAGAGCCTCCAGATTTTCCTTGTGGTCCTGGTCCCATTCCTGGTCCACCTGAACCTCCGCCACCACCGATAGCTGTACATGTGCCACCTGTAGGAGCTGATCCTGGAGCAGCCCAAATTGATTGTCCACCATTATTACCAGCTGGACCTGAGCCACCTGTTCCAACTGTAACTGCATAGTTTGTACCTACGCTAAATCCTGAACTTGTTCCTTCTTGGAAACCACCAGCGCCACCGCCGCCGCCATCTGCGCCGCCGTCAGCACCACCGCCTCCTCCAGAGACAACTAAAAATTCTACGGGTATTGTTCCTACCGAACCACCAGTAAATTTAAATTGTCCGCCTGTATTGAAAGTGTGAATGTAATAAGTTCCGTCAGTAGTGATACTGCCACCTGTTGCTTCAGCTGGTCCTCCACCTCCAGAACCGAATCCTAATACTTGATATCCAAACATGTTTCCTCCTCTATCTATTATGCGTCGTTAGGTGCATTTGTAGTGAAGTGTAGTTTGATTCCTATTAGTTTGGCGTCTGCCGAAAACGTATCTCCACCTGCATCTGCATCCCTGTATAAATTAAAAAAGCATTCTTCGCCTGCAGCCGGAGAGCCAGCGATTGTGATTGCTGAACTTTCACTTGTTACGTCTAAATAATTAGCCGTACCAGCATGTGCATCCGTTACCGTAACTGCCGTTCCGAAAGCTGTATCAATAGCTCCTGCGTTAGCAATAGCTACTCCTTTTAGTCCCCAAATACAGTCGCCTGTGTTAGTAGAGTTACCTGTCCAGAAAACTTGATAAGTAACAGTACCTAAATTCCAAGACTTTGGAAGAGCCACTGTAAATTGCGCGTTTTCTTCTGAAGAAGCGTCAAAATCTAATGTATTAATTTCTGGCTGACCTGCAGTCAATTCAGTTAAAGCTATTGCCCCTGAACCACTTGTAGTCGTAGGATACATAGTAGTTGCCGGAACCCAGATAGTTTCTTTACCAGAAACTTTCATAGAAGAACCGTCTGATGTAACTGTACCAGCTCCTTTTGGTATTAAATCTAAATCAATATCTGTATCGTCTCCAGTCGCAGAAATCGATGGTTCGCTATCTGATGCCTGGTTAGTTATAGTTATTTCATTAACTGCTGATGCAGTTTTAACAAATTTAATGTATTCGTTGTTAGAATCATCTTGAATAGAATTTCCACTATCAATTATAATATCTTGTGCATTACAATCTAAATCTGCTGAAAGTGTTGGTGTGTAGTCAGATGATAAATCTGTAAATGCTGTATTTACAATGTTAGTACCATCAGAGTAAACCATTTTAATGCCTTTGTCTGCAGCTGCCCAAGTTACTCCAGTTCCTGAAGAAGTTTTAACAGTTACAGCGTGAGCACCACTTGTAGAGTTTTGAATGATATAAGTTTTTTCAACTGAATCTGGAACCACAACGTTTACTGCGCCTGCAATAGTTCCTGTAAGTTTTAAAACTTGATTTTTACCATTCGAAATTGCTCCATTACTGAAAGTTAATGTTGCGCCTGATGTAATTGCAATCGATTGATAACCACCGATCGCTTGTTCTAATATTAATAAGTTTGTGTTAGTTATTTGTCCCCATGTTCCTGAGTTTTCCCCAGTAGCCTGGACCGTTAGTTTTAAACTAGCTGATGTTGAATTTGCCATAACTTTTATGCTCCAATAATCATATTTTATTTAATTTATTATGTAGTGTCAAACACTAAATTAAGCAGCTGGTTTAGTGGAAACTTCCTGCCATCCTGGAGGGTCTACTGGCGCTGTACCAGTATCGACTTCGTTCCAAATCAATACATTTGTAGCGCTAGAAAGTGTTAATGTCAAGGCATTTCCAGTTAAATTTATCTTAGCGTTTCCGGTTGTACCTTCATCGCCTTCTTGCATTACTAGTCCAAAACCAGTGATAGTAGGCACTGTATTGGCGTCTAATGTAGCTGTACCAAGACCTGCAGTTAAACTAAATGTAAAATTAGGATCAGCAAAATAAACCCCATTGCCCCAATAAGATTCACTCCATACACCATTGCCCCAGCCCATAGCTGTTTCAATAGTTACATTTGCGTCTCCTGTAATATCGTAAGAACTACCTGCTGTTAAATTAGCAGCCAGTGATTGACCAACCAACATTGCATCAGGACCAGGATCAACTCCGCTAAAGTTTTCCTGCATAGACATAACAAGAGTATTAACTTGTTGGTTACCATAAACACCATAACCCCAATTAGAATGACCCCATGGAACAGCAGAAGTGGCTGACACTTCAGCTATCGTAATATTATCCCCAATTGCAGTTCCCAAAGAAGCTGCCATCGCAATACCACTTGGACTTACATACTCAGGATCAAAATGGATGTTCATGGTCATTGCTTGACCACTAGGCTCTGCTACAAATGATGCGAAAGCAAGAACCGAGCCGGTTGTTACTGTCGCTGAATTTCCTGTAAGAGTTAAATTACTATCTCCACCAGTGGAAACACCTGATAAACCTTCGGCCATAGTCATAGCTATGCCGGATGGTTGGACAACTTGAATAGATGAACCCCAACCTTCTACTCCCCAACCGTCGGAGCCCCAACCAATGTTAATTTCATTAGTTATGGTAACGCTACTTAATGCTGTTGATAAATCGAATGAACCTGTTTGAACATCGCCTGCAATACCCCAGGCCATCGCTCCCCAACTGGACCTACCCCAGCCGGTATTAATTTCTGTTGTAACAGTCTCATCACTAAGATGAGCCGTCATCGCTATACCAGTTGGTATAGGTGTTATATTAGAATAATTAACGCCCCAAGATAGATCGCCCCAGGCGTATCTTCCCCATCCTTTAGTTTGAAAAGCTGCAGGAGTTCCTAAGCTAGTTGTTAATGCTATTCCGGTTGGAATAATAATATTAACTTCAGTGTTCCAAGAATTGCTGCCCCACGTAAATTGACCCCAAGTGGTTGCCATAGGAAGTTACCTCCCTACTAACCTGAGATTCTCAAGATAGCTGCAGTTGATGTTGGCGCTGGAAACTGAATTGTAAACGTACCAGAAGTAGCTGTTTTATCTGCTCCAAAATCTAAAGCACACACTGATGCTTTAGTAGTATCAGATGAGTTGTTATAGATTAAAGCTCCTCTAGCAGTTAAAGTCACACCAGTAAATGATCTGTCTGCGAAGTCTACTCTTGCGACACCAGCAGTAATAGATGTTCCACTATTAACTAATAGTCCACCGCCCGCAGTGTATTGTCCACTGTTAGGCACTTCACTTGAAGCTGTGTAAGCAGTAGTTGCTGAGTTTAGAGTTGCTGTAGAGGAATATAGAGCTATGTAAAATTTGTCGCCACCAGATGATTTAAAATTCATATCAGCTTCTAGTAGTTGCTTCTTGAACGCGTTACAAATTGCTTGTGTTATTGCCATAGTTTATCTCCTTAACTTATTTTCCTATACGAGGAACACCACTTTGATATTCGTCTCGTCTTCTTCTTCCCATTTGTTCTATTGAGAAGCCTTCAACTACTTGTTTATACTTTTGTTCGTATAATTGCAAGAGGTCTTGTGGCCCTTTCAAGAAACTATAAGCCTCTACTAGGCATGCATACAAAAGTCCATTGGGAAAATTCAAACTTAAATATGTTGTCGTATTTGTACTAGATAATCCAGGGTCTTTCAAGATATAATTTAGCTGAATTTCATATGTGGCATCAGGGGTAGGAGCAAAGACCAGCTCGTTCTTATTCCACCAGCTATAATATTTAGGAACCCCAGTAGCCTCAGTATTATTAAATTCTGACATAAAACTGGTATCTCTCCACTGTAAAAAATCTCTATTATTAGCTGAAGCTGTACCATCTGAGTCTACAATTTGGGCTGATCTAATAACTAAAGCATCGTCTGGAGCCTGAATAAATCTAGTATTCACAACCAAATTGGCTGTAGCATATCTTCGATTGCTATCAGTATCGACGTCTCTTAAGATTCTCCATTCTACATTTTCAATAAATCCATTGATAATAGTAGAAGTCAAAACATTTGAATCTACTTCTGTATAATCTCTAATTTTTGTTACTAATTCATCGTATGTCATATTATCCTTGTTGGAAATCTAAAGGTCCTGCTAAGACTTGAAATCCTCCTCCTATTGCACTCGCTGCAGCATTTGAAACCAATTGAAAAGTATAAGTATTCTCTTGAGTTACAGTTGATGGTTGCCCAGCCTGATTATGAGTTGTTTGTACCATAGTTATAGAATAACCACCATAAACTTTTGCTCCCGAAGTATGGGCAGCAGCCGTTGTATTTTTAGGAACCGTTCCTCTAAATTGAGCATTTGTTCCTCGTACTAATCCTGTTAAAGTATTTGCTGAGTTCGCAGTGTATCGAATAACTTCATTTTCATAATAAGAATCTCCCGTAGGACCTGAAGTTTGTACTTTTTCAATTACAATCCATCCAGATGCAGGAAATGCAGATGAATCAGTTAAAACAATAGAACTATCTGTAGCTGTAATATCTCCATTTAAAGTAGTAGATAATTCGAAAGTAGTTACACCAACACCTCCCACAGGAGATTTAACTGCTGTAAATCTTACAATGTCATCATTTTGTCTATCACTAAAAGGTTCTGATACAGTTACTTGTTTAGAAGCAGCTGCAGTCGTAAATGGATTTTTTGGTAAAATATCTTGCGTGCCAAATTCTGTTCGCGCTGGTCTAGCTTGTTCTAATCCCTGAGGATCAGCTACAAATGGTTTAGGTTCTAATTGAGGTTGCTTAGGTTCATATTCTGAATAATGGACAAATGCTCCATTCCATTCTGTAACCATTTCTCTCCATGGATATGCTAACCCACTTCTGTCTGAAATTGCTAATGCATATTTTCCTTTTGCAAACTTTGCCATTATATCTCCGGATAATAAGTTTTAGGAGAAATATAAACACTTGCTGGAGAACCGTCTTCTTGAAGTGCTCTATTTATTTCATCCTCATAAATTAATTTCATTTCTTGTGTTCTTTGTGGAGCTTTTTTCATTGCTATGTAATAAGCTAAACCTGCACACATCGCAGGAACAAATCTATTAACTACATCTGCTTCATTAGTATAGGCTCCGGCATCTTGGATTCTTTTCACATAATAAAAATGCATGAAGTTTCCATTTTGAGAACTACCTGGTGTTAAATATAAAGTAACTGTAACTCTATCTATAAATCTTTGAACCCAATATTGAGAGGGTTGTCCTGTAGCAGTCTTATTTGAAAAAGCTGAATATTGTGATCTATTTATTTTTGATAATGGAGTGTCTACATTAGATGTAGTTCTATAACTTGCTTCTAAAATATCCGAACACATTTCTGCAATGTTTGTAACAGTGTCTGCAGAAGAATGACTCGCTGCTGTTGTACTATCAACTCCTCTGTCATCAGTTGATGAAACAATTAAATTTAAACTTGAAATAGATGAGTATTTTATAACTTCAGAATTAATTCTGATTTTACCTGAAGCAGGCATCTGGGCCACAGAAGCAACTGGAATAGTTAAATCAGTTGCATTAATTCCAGCTGTTAATGTAGTTGTAACTCCATTAGAATCGCCATCGGTTGGCGATCTATAAATTACGTATTCAGTTTGATCGGTAGCCATTGTAAACGCATGCTCGTCTACTTCCCAAAAATGAACACCTCTATTTTGCCATTCTTGGAATAGGATATTTAATGATCTTCTAGCTGATCTTAAATCATTTCCTGAATAATCAAAAAATCCTAATCTTTCAAAAGACTCCGTAATAACTTCATCGATCGAGAATGTCTTCTCGAATGTACTTGTGCCAGAAAAAGCCACTTAGTCCTCCCCTAGTTACTACTTCCACCACTATGAAACACTGTTGCTGCTTTAACGTGTTCAGTAGTGAAGGCTGTATAAACTCCGTCCTTACATAAAATAGGGTGGGGAAAATTTATTGTAATCCCTTCTGCTATAGCAGGGGTTTTACATCTAAACATTACTGTACCACTAGAATCTCCATCATGGATAGAAAAATTTCCTTCAGTTGTATGACTGTCTAAATAAACTCCATACACTCTAGTTCTTCCTACCTGCATAGTAGTGGCTTCAGTGTTTGTATAAGTAGCCTGTATATTTGGCGATTGTATCGTCATAATCTTATCTCCTTAAGTGTAAGCTCCCGAAGGAGCTCACATTATTTTATTAGCTTATCGCCCAAACGCCTTGACATGCAACAACAGAATACTTCGTGCTGCCATGTAAAGTAGCAAGAGTAATAAAATCTCCTACTTTTTGAGTAGCTAAAGTATTTGTTAATGTAGCGCCATTCGTTTGTTTGAAGTGAATCTCTCCAGCGTCTCCGCTGATTACCACTTCGTTCGTACCGTCTGGACCTGTGTTTATAACTGTAAACACCTGTCCTGCAACGTGTGTAGGAACAGTAAATGTAGGACTCCCTGATTTACTTGTAAATTGTACTCCAGTATCAGTGTCCGCCACTAAAGTGTAAGCCGCGTTTTTTTC